CCTTTGAGATATAAGGTTTTTGCTGATACAGAAGATGAAGCTATTCATAAGATATATGATTATATTGAATCTGGTAAGAGTAAACATTCTGAAGATATCTTGCTTGATTATGCGCCTAAAACAACAAATAATAAATTTGAACCTGTTTTAGATGGTGTATCCGTAGATTTTGGAGATGGAAAAATAATTAGTATCCAAAAGAATGGTAAGATACAGATTAGTACAGATAACTTTGATGAAGTTGTATTTATTCATGAGGATAAGATTGATATCGAATCTATGAATAATTGTACCATGGATGTTATAAATAATGACACCCAAACTTCTATGGATGATACAATGAGTCTTACAAATATATCGATCAATATGATTGAAGATGATGATGAATCATTAATCAAAACTCCTGAAGAAGGCATTAAACTATTGGTAAAGAATTGGTTTAGTGATTGGAGAAATTTTTACTCTATATATTGGTATAATGGTAAACTGTGGAGCGCTTATTGGAACAATGAAGATAATAATTATTTAGATATTTGCGAAGATGGGCATCGTGATGCTGTTTGTACTATTAAAGCTCCTAAAGAACTCAATGCACTTCCATCTAATATCTTACATAATAGAGAAAGATTTGCTGAGTATGTAGAAGAATATAATAAGAAACATGATTTGGTAGATTCTAAATCAGTTCTAACAGACTTTGAAAGGTTTGCCTATGAGTTCTATTCTAATCCTGAGAATTATTATAATCAATTTTATTATAATGGAGATTATACCTATTATTATGCTGATTATGACCCATATAATAATAAAGATTATATCGACATTCGAAGCTGTATCTCTTCAGATGTAGTATTAAATATTCCGGTGCCAGAAATATTTAAAAAGATGCCTGCCGAATGTTTTCAAAATCGATTAAAATTTGAAGAATATTTAAAGGAGAATTCTGATGAATAAGAAAAAAGATGACATAGTGATTCCCAAAACGCCCATAACTAAGAAGGTTGAGAATGGGTTAATTGAAAATGAGGAGTCTATAACAGGTACCCTTATATCTGCACTGAAAGATATTTATAACGGTGCAGAAATCACATTATCTAAAAGAAAAGGCACCGACTTGGTAGATGTCGATGTCCATTATTCTAATAAAAAGGATAAGTCAGATGCAGCAAATAAAAAACAAGAAAACAAATAAAGACCAAGTTGTCGAATCTAAGTTTGGTCCTAAGGTCGTTGTATCTGACGACCTAATTAGGGTTATTGATATTGACCACAATGTAATCATTGATATTGGTAAACGAGGAATCAAAATCGATATTGATGATATGGTTGGCAAACATGCAAATGTTTATGTACCTAGAGAGAATGTACCGTCTACATTAGACTGCGTATATTCAATCAATAATGATCCGATATATATTCTTACAGAAGATCAAGACAATACTGGGCATTCTAATGAAGTTTGGTTTGACTTTGTTAATGTCAATTCTTAATTCAACCATATATTATAGCTATGAGAAGGCTAATTGTAGTCTTCTCATTTTATTTTTACCAAAAGGAGGGAGTATGGATGGATATCAATCTAAATGTAAAATATCCAGAAGGATGTAAATTTACAGCCAGATTGGAGAGAATCGATTTAGACAAAGAAAAAGAGAAAGATATGGAATCTGGCAAAGGTTTCATTATTAGCGAACCATTAGATATTAAGAAAACATTGGTACGTTCAGATTCTATTTATTCTGAAAAGTATATGAAAACATTACAAGATCCGGATGCATATGCAGATAGATATTCTTGTGAATGTAAACAAATGCAGGGTAAAAATAATGATGGTATGGTTTGTCCTAAATGTAGAACTAAAGTTAAATTTGTAGGAGAAGACTTCAGTATTACAGGATGGATCCCTACTGGTAAGTATGCTATCATACATCCTAATCTATATCAATCTTTATCTAAATATTTAGGACAACAGCTATTGGAGTCTATTATTCAGCCTGAGATTGATTTGGATGCTAATGGAAATCCTGTACAGAAGTATAGTTCTAAGTTGGTTCAATCTCAGACTAAACGGAAGTATAGAAAGACAAAATTGGACGATACCTATAAAGGTATCGGTCTCATTGAATTTGAAGAGAAGTTTGATGAGATTATGGAATATTATCATCGCAAATTCAAAGGTAAAAAAGAAGATTATTATACTGATATTATGAGAAATAGGGATAAAATCTTTATTCACAATGTACCGGTATATTCTACAGGATTACGACCATTCAAAGTTGAAGGTACGAGATTTACCTTTGAAGAAACCAATGCTATCTTCAATATGATGGCTAAGATAGCTGCTATGATTAGGAATGATAAATTATCGATGTACAAGATTCCAAAGTATAGAAATGTTATATTATGGAATATGCAGGATCGATACAATGCTCTATATAAAGAAGTAGTTAATATCTGCTCTGGAAAGAAAGGTATTATCAGGAATTTGATAGGAGGTAGATGTAGTTTTACATCTCGTTCCGTTATCGTTCCAGATCCTACTCTAAGAGCCAATCAAGTTACATTGAGTTATCATTCGCTCTTGGAATTATTACAGCAGACAATTATTAATATTATGGTTCGAACGTATAATATTGGGTATAATGATGCCTATATGAGATTCAAACAAGCTCAGATCATACCCGATCAACGAATCAGAGATATTATTGAAAATATTATTGCAACTAGCGACGGTGGAATACCAGTGCTTATTAACAGGAATTAACCTATGAGTTGAGTTCACTATACTGGCGACAGTGTGGTGCATCATCCTTGAATTGCTGGAAAGTGCTAAAGCTATAGATGCTACAACGTAATCTGTAAAGATAAGCGTGAATGCAATCGAAAGATAGAAAGAAATCTATAGATGAGTCATGCTGAAATAAAAGCCATATCATGGTGCTAAAGCTCATAAACAATGTACAATCAGCAGCGAAGCTTCTAACATAGAAGAACGTTCAACGATCATTCCTTCGAGGGAAGTAGATTCTAATTAAGTTTCGAAGTGGGGGTGGTCTCATATGATTTAAATATGAGATTGAGATATGATCTAAATTATCAGTAATATGATATAGTATTGCCAACAATAGATTACGGTTCCATCAAAGCTATGAAGTGTATCGGAATAAATGATAACTATACTATGGGTATGCCATTACAAGTATTAGACTCATTTGCTGCGGATTTCGACGGCGATACACTTAATATTGTTTATATTGTCAATGATGAATTCTGGAAGTATGCTCAAGAAGTATTTGATCCGAGAAATGCTATGATGATTTCCAGAAATGATGGCAAGTTCAATAACTCAATGAATGTATTTAAAGATACTTTGATTAACTCGAATGCATTAATCTATTTATCTAGGAATAAGTATACTCCTGCACAGATGAATAAGATTAAAGCACTTCAAAAGAAGTATGCAGAATAAATATACTTTGAGTTATATATTATAACGGTGAGATGTGAAGAGTGGTATATACTACGCTTATAAGAACTGCTTCCGAAGGGGGAGAGGACCAAAGCCTATTCAGAGGTTTCATGAGAACTCACAAAAAGGATACAGATTTTAACTACGTAGTATATACTGTCCCATATCATCTCCACACGCCAAATCCTATCTATATGAGTGAGGTAGGAGAAAAATAAAGAGAGCTTTTAGTTGTACTCCTTTTGACTCTCTTTATTTTTTATTTTTGTAATCTAATATTTCTGAAATCATATATTATAGGGATGAGTATATAAATAAAAGAGCAAGACTATGTACTCAATATAAGTCCATAAAGAATATGGACAATAAGGAGGTGAATCTGATGTGGGATACCGGCACAGATTTATCTGATATTATTTAAACAAAATAACCCAGGTTGGTTTGAAGACACAAAACCTAACAGAAGACGACCAGGTGACTGTCAAGTCACCTGGGTTATTTTTTGATTGTAATCTATTTTTTTTTAGATTATATAATATAGAATTGAGAGAAATATATGAGGTATCAATTTTTCTATGATACCAGAAATTATTATAGTCAAAAGGAGGCTAAATTATGAGATTAGATATGGTTCTTGATATTGTTGTATTGATCTGTTGCCTTATATATTTATATTGGGAACAGATTTCTAATTTTATTGGATTAGAAAGGAAGGGCGAGAAATGAAAAAAGATAATTTAATTATTGCCGGTATGTTAGCTGTAGCCATTATTGGATCAGGTTATTTATATGGTGACAAGATCGCCAACAAATTTGGTATCAATACATCTAAACCTAAAGCGCAGGTTGAGGATGTGGTCGATGATACTAATGAAAAACAATCGAAATCTGCTCCTAATCAGCAACAGCAACCATCTGTTCAATCTGGACCGTCTTTGGTCGGTAACAGCGACCGATCAAATGAACTTTGGGCATATGATTTATCGGACGTCATGAAGAACCCATCTGACCCCAATAGGAATAAGATGCTCAATATAGAATATGCTCCTAATGGTAGTGGTCAGACCATTAAAGTTATTGATATTGTCAATATAGTTTTTGGTAGAACTTGGTTCTGCTATGGTATTCCTAATGGGGATATCATATTCGAAGGAATTAATGTGTTAAATGGGAGCCCGAAAGATCCAAGAGTTTATTTTGTATTCCATGTAAACGGTGATACGTTTACACTATATCATGCCGAAATACCGAAAATTAATAAGGCATATGATGGGAATAGGTCTGAACAACTCTGGTATGCTGCATTGGATATGGGATATAAAGAATTGTCTGAACATCCAGAAAGAAAAAGGAGGAATATGAAATGAAAAAAGAGAATTTAATTATTGGTGGTATGGTAGCTGTAGCAATTGTTGGAGTTGGTTATATGTATGGAGATAAAGTTGCCAATAAATTTGGTATTAATATTTCTAAACCTAAAGCACAGGTTGAAGAAACGGTTAAAGAAGATAAACCGACTAAGCCCGTAGAATCATCGGCTCCTAAGGCTGATGAGAATGTTTTGACCCAGCAGGACTTGGATAGCTTTCTGCAAAGAGAAGTTACATTCAAGACCAGTAAAAGACCACACACTCGTCTACAAGTGTTGAAAAAGATCTTTGGCTCATCTTTGAAATACTATGTCAAAAAAGATACTATTGTGGTAGAGGGTGTATATAAACTGGGTAGCAGCAATGAGCCAAATATGGTTTATGTGTTTAAGAAAGATAATCCGATGTATTATCCAATTAAGTACATAGAGATCCCCGAAAAGAAGAAAACTATGGGAACGACGGAAGCTGAAAAGTTCTGGTTAGAAGAACGATTGCAGCGCGGTTGTTATGCTTTAGAGCATAGTGATAACTATTAAGGAGGGAATTATGTATAAAAAACAAATCAGTTTATTCCTTTTATTGGTAGGAAGTATCTCTGCAGCATATTATTTAAGCAAATATGTATCTGAAAATTTTCAAGATACATTCGTTCGATTATTTAGTTTTAAATAATTTAATCAAAAGGAGAAATTAAAATGAACTTAGAAAAATTGAAAGAATCAGCCAAGTCTGCGTTAGAAGCAGTGAAGGAAGACGATCCGAATAAATCAGTACAACAGCCTGTTACACCTGAAGCTCAGCCCGAGAGTAATACACCTCAGGAAGCAGTTCCGGAAAATCAGAGTCTGTTGAGAAAAATTCTCAACAGCAAGATAACGCATATCTTTGTAGCGATTGTATTTATCTTTGTTCTACTCGGAGCATTATTTGATGATCCGGCAGAAGTGCAGAACATTCGCAGCCTGAAAGTGGCTGCCAACCCAAAAGTAACTTGGGGTGAAGCCATTGATGGCTCCTTTGACAAGGTTAAGTGGAAAGTCGAATCTACTAAGAAAGATAATATTAAGAAGGTATACTTCTCTGGTGTTATAAAGTCAAGGTACAATTCTGATAAGCCGTTCGTTGAGGCCGTTATGACCTACAGAGAGATTCCAGAATCTGGTAAATTTCGAATTACAATAGATCATCTTGAGGGTGATGGTGAAGCGGTTATTGGAGCTGACAATTTTGAGGTATTCAATATACTGCTGGCTCCATATGCATTGGAAGATCAATATGGAACAAATGGTAAGAAGAAATAATTTTCTTACAGATAAAGAGGTCTTAATGACCTCTTTATTTTTTGTATATTTGATCCTTTGACATACTATTAAATTTAAAGTGTAAGAAAGGAGTCAAGCAAATTGGGATACAATCAAGAAAATCCTAAGTTCTTAGTAGGGTTATATCAATCTCCTTTGGATCAAGTAAGAGAATTTAAAAAAGAGTATGCTGTGTCTTTATGTATACCTTCTGTATCTTCTTCGTACTCTGTATGTATTGAATATTTTAGAAAATGGGTTAAGAATAAATTCCAACCAGACTTTTTTAAGTCTGAGTATATCGCCGGTAGAAATATACTGAGAGATTTCTTAAGTAAAGATATGATTGATAACTTAAGAAAGAATAAACCTGCATTGGCAATTAAACCTCAGTTAGACTATAGCTTCAATAGAGAAAATACGGATTTATATTTATATGGTAGAAATATCTATAACAACCGTACCAGATTCAAAGACTGTTTCTTTGTAAATCCGATCAATAAGAATATGCTGAGTTTAGAACTTGAACAAATGCGAGTTGAGTTTGGTGTGCGTATTAAAGTATCTTCCTACAATACAGGAGTCGATCTATATAAATACGTACAGATGGCTTTCCGTTCACAGGCTACAGAGACTAGATTTGCAGATATAGATTTTCAGATTCCCAGACCTGTTATGTTACAGATTGCTAAAGATGCTGGATTTGAAATCAGAGGAAATAATATTGTAGATAATTGTACATTCTTAGCGTTTATGAATAAACATTCTAGACTTCCTATTGTATGCAAATTCAGAGGAACTAAAGGAGAATATGAATACTTCTTAAAGATGACGAATGTATATGTCCATTTCCGTTGTGGAGAAGTAGATTTAGATGATGGAGAACGAGAAGGACAAACGGATAACAACTTCGTTGTATCTACACAAGTAGAATTACTCTTCCCAGCTCCTAAATTCTATGCTTATTATTCTAAGAATAAACATGACTTTGGAATGATCGATACGGCTCTCCAACATACAATATATAATTTCTATACAGGCCCTATTCCTCTTAAGAATGATGCGGGATGGAATCGATATATGGAAACTATATATACGGAAGATAATGATGAGTATGAACGCCATGAATTATCTGAGATTCATTTTAAAGAAGTCATTCAGTCGACTTCTTTAACCAATTCTCTTTTTAAGATTTCTGAATATACTAAGTCTATCTTTATATCTCCATCTGCTTTTATGGATATTAAATTATTCAATGGAGTTAAAGAAGTTCCTATAGAGATTGATTGGAATACATATACCATTAAGACATTAGAAGTCTTAAAAGAACAAGCATCTCAATTGATATTCTATGTGGATTTAGATTTCATTAATAACTATGCGATCAATACACAAAAGGGATATTCTAAGAGAGTAGAAGATCAAAATAATATGACATAATATGAATTCCACTAGGGAATATTCCCTAGTGGATATTGTTTGTTAATTATCATACCCATTAGGTATAACAACAGAGAATATTACTTCATTGGCACTTTCCTGATATTCTTTTTTATCATAAAAGCTGTTTACTATAGCATTCTGATTTCTGATATGTTCTTTTAAGTATTTGGTAATACTCATTCTTGAAGAAGCTATCTCATTATTCAGTACCGTTATCTTCTGTCTATATATAATATTATAATATATTCCCAACAAACATGCTATGATCATCATGATTAAGAATAATGATATTGTGATTTTAGCATGTGTTGCGTTGATTGTAGTTTCCATAAGTATCATACCCTTCATAAGTATTAGAATCTAAGCACACATTTATGCCTAAATGGTTTATTCATACTTTTGAGATTTAATTTAGGGAATGTATAAGTTGGATACTCTGCATTGCAATGTAATTGATAATTATAATTCTTTTCTATTTCTTCAGAGAATATGAAATAGAAGTCTGTATCGGAATAATCTATTCCTGATATAGACTCTATCTTGGTCAATAATCCAATAGATCTTGGATGATTAAAAATATCTATAGAAAAGTAACGTTTAAATTTAATCGGATATTTCTGATCTATTAAGACATAACAGTTATATCCGATATAGTATTGTGTGGTTGTGTTCTTCATCATATATTCGTCATATACTTCTGCTCCAACTGCTAGATCATATGCAAATCCTTTTAGCTGAAATGGAGAGAATTGTATATATTGAACGGTATTAGAAGACTGAAATATAGATTGAGAAATATTTGGGGTATTGCAATACCGGAATTCTTTATCGAATCCCGATCCATAAAAATACATAGATCCATTTTTAAAATGGGAGTACAAATGCAGACCGCACCCATACAGTCCAAAATATTGAATATCTTGTTTGGGAATCGATTCAAACGAAGTATGAGTATATTTATCATATTCTTGAATTGATAACCCATTATAATATCTAACAAACCATGCAAATGGTCTGTTAGATATATTGGTATAGTATGGTAAGTCGTTCACCAAGTCTAAATTATGATCCATACATTATACCTGTTTATATTAAGTATAATATCCGGATACACGCACTTTAAACTGGTGTAGGCCTTTCAACGCATTAATTTTAGGAACAACTTTTAAACAAATTTTTGCTACATTTTCAGGATTGGCATCATACGACCCAGCATTCTCAGCTCCACTGATTTTAAAATCAGCCTTAGTAGATGCGGCTCCATCATTGGCGCAGATCATTAATTTATCTTCTCCACCAATTGGAACCATATCCTTAATACCATCTCCATTTAAATCTGGAGATAATGCATCACAAGATGCCTGTACCCACTTATCAAGAACAACCTGCTCATTCAGATTGTCACCAGATATATTCTTAGTAGTAATATAAGCACCGACTAAATCTGCAGCTGTTCCTGTAGGGTTGCTTTTGTTATTCCAGATATGGAGAACCTTTGTTTCTGATTCCGGAAGACTTGAACCATTATTAACATCCAGAGTTCCAACTTTCCAAGGTTTTGTAATTTCTACATCATGCTCATCACATATCGAAATAACTGGGGTTGTACTATTTGGCATATTATTAGTCACCTTCTTTCGTAATCAACGGGATAAACTTGTTTCCCACATACCGGTATACACACTTCTTTGTAATATATAACTTATTCTCCGAAGGAGAAGTCATATTCTTTAAAACTTCATAAGAATCTACAAACTGAATGATAGAATCTAATTTGGTATCTATATCTTCAATAGTCTTATTAACTACAGCAAATCTGTATCCAGTCATATCTCCAGAACAGTTCAATTCTTCCCCGATAATATGAGGAGTAGCTGTACCATTCTGATCGACTACGTATACTGTATTAGAAGCCAATACAAAAATACGACCAGAATCATCAGAATTAATCGCATACAATTCATCATGAGGAAGTTTAAACTTCTGAATATTTCCAGTCTTAGAATCTACCTTAGCCAGATTATTCCCATCGGTGTCGATACCAATAACCCAAATATGATCCAGATTATCGAAGACCATTTCTTTTGTATTGGTTAATACAGATGTGCATAATTTAATTGGAGCAGAACAGTATGCTACGTTCAAAGATACGGTACTATAATGAACCTTGAATAAAGACCCATCTTCTCTTAGTATATATAAATTTCTATGGTTATCTATAATGACATCCATAGGCTTAACCGAATCTGTATAGATGTTTTTATAATTTACGTATTTATACTGAATTGTATTCAAGATACCAATTTGGTTAGCAGTAGAACCACATACATATCCCGTACCATCAGTATCTACAATACTTTTAATCGGTCCAACATTGTTTACAGAACACTCATATCTGATTTGATCATCATGAATAACGGAAATTTTATTATCCGCTGTACTGGAAACAAAGTATGGAGTATTATATACACCAGTAGCAGAATCACATACCGGATATCCTTCCGAGATATAAGTTGATCCTTCTGCTACTGTAATCTGTTTAGTAAATGCTTCAGACGCAATATCAAACTTAAAGATTTTATGAAGAGTATGGGATAATATATAGATCGATTTACCATCGGATGTTACTGTAATATGGCATTTACCTAATTTATCTGGCAGCACAGGAAAATCATATGACTTAATTTCAGTCATATCTTCTGTTTTATAAGCCATTAGCTTATTCTTTTTTGTGTCTACCAACCAAAGAGTCTTTAAGTATTCCACCATTATATTCCTCCTTTAATTCCTATTATCTGTATGTTTTAGAACCCATTATTTATTATCCTTAGAATCTGAAGATTGGATATATGTATTATTGATAGTCGTATAGTGGTTATCATGTATATTGTGTTGTGGAGTTTTCTTATTCTGTTCGATAAGCTCTTTTAAATTTACACTGACTCCGATTGCTTTTAGCATCAATCCGGTGATAACGATTAATATACCTTTTGGTTTTAGACTATGAATTTCTTTTAATATTTTAAGAAATGTTTCGGTTAAGTTATAACCTATAAATCCTATCAAAATCATAATACCAGTAAATGTTTTTGTACCGGCATTATACACTTTAATGCATAATGGATAAATGATATAATAAGAAACTAAAGAAGCCATAATGGTGGATATGATTACTTCGCTAAACTTGAAGCGTCTTTGGTCTACGATCTTAGACACATAGCTTTTTAGAAAACTTCCGATAAACGCAAAAATAAGAATAGTAACTATAGTAAATATTTCTTCCCATAATTCTGCCTCATTTTGCGGCATCGTGATCACCACCTATTCGATGCTTGGTATGTCTGATATATATATTAGAACTCATCACACCTACTAAAATACATCCGAGAAGAAGTAGTGAAATAATTGTTCCTATTATTGCAGTTAAAAACAACAGAGCATTCATATTATACTTGTATTCGTCTATTAAGAAATCATAACGATTAATATCATATATAAACGGCTTAATAGCTGAATATACATTGATTTCTCTAACTATGATAAAATCATAATTATCGCGTTCATTATTTAATGAAATATATATTGGTATAAGAATGTTGTAATTGACTAGTTCTCCAGTTGAAGATGCGTTAATGATGGATTCGAAGCTATACATATTAGGAGTAACCACCCCAATAATATAATGGTTATTTGTAGCTTCATCAGATTCCCAAAAAATTAAATTTTGTCTATTTGATAATAATTCGAATATTGCACTCTGAGTTAATGATTTATTGACTTTATTATTGATTATCTCAGACCATGGGATAAGTTTAGTATAAGGGTAAACTGTCCCTATATCTTTTACATCAAGTATACCATATTTATTAGAAATAAACAAGATATGATCCACTAAATTAATATTAAACATTTTTGTGATTTTCATATCATAGATGGTAATACGGCTTAGAATGCGGGTTAAGTCGTATGATATATCATTATCATTATTAGTATTAATAGAAGCAGATAATAATCGTTTATTTTCAGGACTCAGATGCATTTTAATAGCATTAGAAATAAATTCATTTTGTAATTTACCCTGATTCATACGATTTCTTAAAATATATTTTATATTTTCAGTTTTACTATTTTGCATTCTGGTTACATTAACACTAATATCATTTTTTATAGAAGCTAAATTATCAAATGTAAATGATACTGTAAAATATAAACAGATAATCGGTATGATAACCATTAATATATTTAATGGAAGACGCAACTTTTTTCGGTATTTTTCTTTATTAATTAATTTAAGTTTACGCATTTCAGTCATTTCTATAGTATACCTCCTTTCAATAATATATCGGCATATATATGCCGGATTATTAGTATGTCAAGTGAAAAAGTGGGTATACTAACATAGTAGTAATCGAAGCTAAAGCTATTGAAATATGCTAAAAAGGAGGATTCCTATGGCAGGATTTGATAAAGAAAATAAACTAAACTATGAGGACTTATCGCCCTCATTACAAAACTTGTTTAAAAATGGTGTTAAACTAGAAGATTTATTATTTTTGATTGATCAATTACAGAAAATAGATGGAAAACTAAGTCAGACATTAGCTAATTATGTGCAAAAAGATAAGATATGGCAAGCATTGCATACTCTTCCTACCAATTACGTTCCAACTGATAAATCTAATAAAGGATGGAACAGTTTAGGATTTTGTATTATTAATTATTCTATAGATGGTAAGATTAATAACCAGCCTAAACAGTATGGGCAGCTTCTAAATATACCGTATGGAGAACCTGGAACTAGCTCTAATGAATCCACTCAGATCTGGATAGACCAACATGGTGGGGATATCCGAGTTCGAGGTGGTAATAGTTCTAAGAAGATAGATGAACAGCCATTTAAAAAATTATTGACTGAAGAATCAGCTTATCCTATAGGCAGTATTTATATGACCACGAAACCTGGCAATCCAGCTAATGTTATAGGATATGGTACATGGGTTCAAATTAAAGGGGCATATCTATATGCGACAGGATCCAATTTAGGAGATATTGATCCTACTACTACTAGGGAAGGATCTGATAAAGTTAGATTAACCAAAGCCAATATGCCGGCTCATAATCATACGGGTAGTACATCGGCGGATGGGATTCATTCTCATACTGTATCCAATTATTCTCGTCACGGACGAGACGGCGATTCTTCCCAATACGGATGGTGCGATGGCGATGTTACTTCTAGTGGATGGGATACTCATAAAGACGTATCTACATCAAATGATGGACAACATTCACATACATTTACTACAGACGAGACTGGAGAAGGTAAAGAGTTCACAATCGCTCCGTTACGAGTACCGATCTATGCATGGTATCGTTCCAGTTAGGAGATGATTCAGAATGACTACTGAAGAGAAAGAAATTAGAAGAGTTCGTTTTGATCAGTTATCTCCTACTTTACAAAAACGATTTTCTAATATAGTTTACAAGGATAACGAAGCATATACTAAGCTTAAGCAGAAAATAGAAGAAGCCTATGCTGCTATAGAAGAAGCTTTTGGTCCTATTGATTAAGAGGTGGTACAGTAATGTCAAAAATAATTAAAAAAGCTTTTGGAGATAGTTCCCATTATAAGATTTTTCAATATCCCTTTCAAGATGAATCTCATAGAGTTCATGAAGGAGATAGTATTAATAATGGTAAACTAACTATCAGATGGATTAATAATGATCAAAGAGAATTGTATTTTTATGATAATTGCTTAGCAAAAATAAAAGAGATAGAACCAAATCTTTGTGTTTACCAAATCGATGAAAGTAAAGATTTGGTGATTGGATGGAAAAATAAAGATGAGGCCACTCCAAGAGTAGAATTTGATAAACACGATACAAGAGAACGAGTCGTAACTGAAGCTGGGGTTGAAATTATATCTGGCACAGTTCTTCATGTAGGAGATAAGCTTCACTTCGAAAGTTCTTTATTTTCAAATATACAGCGATTTGAAACGGAAGCAGAAGACCCCGATTCTATTACTTGGACAAGACCTAAAACAATTACAGATTTTGGCGAAATAGAATTAAAATATCAGAAAGTAGATTTAAGAAATGTAGATCATGATCCTAAAACTCCTTTCAATATGGTAAGTAATATAAAAGCTAATCTTATAATTACCAATCCATATGATGGTAATAAAGCTGTTCATGCAGGAGATACTGTATTCTATAAGCATAATTTTTTCCATGCGACAATGAATGAAAATTATGCGTTTGATCCAGATGGATCACATTATATAGAATTGGTGGATGCATCGACAAATTTATATAGAATAACGGATAGAGCTCCTTTTTTCAATATAAAATATGCCGGTAAAGTTAAGATCATAATACAAGACCCGTCAGATTGGATGGCCGAATATTTTACTGCTGAAGGAAGTCGTATTACTAATAATCAAATGATGCAGGTTGGTAGTATAATCAAAATACGGTTAGCTACTGATACCGTCGATGTAAAGAATGTACCTAATCATACTACATTGGTTGGTCAGACTTTCTGGAATTTAGACGATGATCCTTATGATTTGCGTAAAGAGTATAGTGTCAAGATTGATGTAGACGAGTCATTGACTACGGTTACATTAAAGCCTCCGCAGCCTCAACCCTCTACTGTATTTAAAACTAATGCAGATATTTATAATGATAAAGTAATAGTAGAGTCATATCTGAATCATATAAATGCAGACCCACTTCCATCAGATCCCAGTTGGTTCCATCAAAATGAAGTTGTTAAAATTTCTTTTAAGGGTGATTATGGAGTTACCGGATATAAAATTGATAGTGTCCAAAATGCAACACACGTAGGTGAAGATTATTATTACGCAACTTCTCCTGAATGTATTATTAATGTATCAGAAGTAACTGATTATAAATTACATATATTGAAATCTGCTCCAGGGGTTACAGAAGAAGAATGTGGCGTATACGATACGGAAGTCCAGAACAAAAAATATCCTGATGGAGCTATACTCTCATTAAATAAAATAATTAGAGTCATTCCTAAAGATAACTTTATAATTGATCAGGATAGATTTGTAGATTTAGAACTTGTTGATGCTAATATATCGTCATATAAAGTTACTGGTCTTAATCCTACAGTAGCTACAAAGGTAGCGCCTTTTGTTACTGTCAACAATGAAAATCCCGATCAAATTGTAATTAACACTACACAGTATCCTCAAGTTACGTTATCTACATATCCAGATAATACTCATGTACGACTTGAAAATCAGATTATAATGTATATTAAAGGGCAGACGGAGACCAGTAGAACTTTTAAAATAATACATAGTGGGCTTGAATACCTGAATTTCAGTGAGTATTATAAAGTAATTGGGATGAATGTAAATGCAAAAATTGCTCCCAAAAAACCTCCTTTTCAGATAAAATTGTCTGGTCCAAATATCGAGAATGCTGTATATAATGATAGTATAGATCGGGGTGTTGAAAATAATGATCCTGTATATGAGGGCGAACGAATTATGTTCAAATACCCTAATGGTTTTACAACTTTAACCGAAGTAGTTGGGCTTGATGTGTTATCTGAGGCTCCTGGTTATCGAAATACATATATAGTTAGAGAAGATGCCACAGAGGTAAAATTAACATGGACTGAAACACCAAAGGCTCATTTAAATAATACTACTCCACAAATCATTGTAGTATCTACTGTAGAGACAGAGGAGCCAGAAGCTATTACTGATTTCCCAGAAAATGTTCTTCATATAGGCGAACGATTCAAAGTAGCATATTTCTACAGTGTCGAGCACCCTGAAAATTATGAAATCGAAGCAACCAATGCTAAATTTTTAGAAGTTGATGAAGATGATGGTGCACGTATTTATAAAATCACAGGTGCTAATCCTACAGTAAAAGCTAAGCTCAAACCCAAAAATGTAACTGTTTATATTCCTGCTCCTGACGATACTAAGTATACAGTTCTTCAATTAGACGATACTCCTATTACAGATGGCACAGTAGTGAAGTCTGGGCAATCGTTCAAAATTAAAATGATTAATAAGAATTACGAATATACAAGTGATAGTATAATCGATTGTACGCTTTCTTCTACATCACATTATGGCGATAATATTCCTATATATACCTTCACGATTAAGGAAGATATTGTGGCAGATTCCATTACTATCCCTCCGCCTACAGGGGGTGCAAATATAGTTTTGAATATACTTCCCAATGAAAATTCGGATAAATTGACAGTCACTGCTATAGAAGATGGTAATAGATTAATAACTACCTACCCTGATAATAGTTTACATCTTGGAGAACGTTTTAAAGTAGAGGTTAAACCCGAATTTTCTGAATGGTGGAAAGTTAAAGATGTCTTCAATGGGTCAAAAGTTAGTGATGGAATTTGGAAAGTTGCGGGCGTTCCATGCAATATTATAGTACATAAACTTTTTAATCTTACCGTATATACAGCAGGCGGCAATGATCCTAACGAAATTACTTTCTATAAGACCAATGAAGGGTTAGACGAAAATATAATAAACGATATTAGTCTAATAAAGTTTTCGATACATGATCGTATTCATTTCAGATTATGTAAGTGGGTAGAAGTCGATAATGATAATTGTAATTTAATAACTCATGTTAATGAAGAAAATGGAGTTCTTACATATTTTGTCGACGGTGAAGGTTGTATACTTCGTACTAAGTTGAAAAATAATGTTTATATGTTATCTGTAAATAATGCTGCTGATGGAGTAGGTCATGTTTACAGAGAGAATGGAACTACACTTATAGACAACCACTACTATGTAGAAAAAGATGAAATCATTGTAGCTAAAGTAGAAGATCCAAAGATTGTTCCCGATGTAACCCAGTTAGAACTGATTTCTCATGAGAATAATACTTATAAATTTAAAGTACTTTCTGGTGGAGATCCATCCATTTCGTTTAATGATCACACCCCAGTCCTTATAGATTCTAATCATCCAGATTGGATCATTGTTAAAAAGGATGATTCTACAGGACCAGTATTGACTCTTCCGGATAATACCACATTCCGTAAATATATGAATGTGCAGTTGAGTATCGAATTAAAAGACGAATTTGATCCTCGTTGTTATGAGATAGCAGCCACTGGTGTAATTGAATATGGACCCGGTCAATATAGAGAAAAAGAGTTTCCTATAGAAGAAGATGTACATATTACCGTTACTCTGACTAAAGGTGTATTACATATTTTGAAGTCATCTCCATCTTCTGCGGAAGAAGAATTCGATCTTGTTGACCCAGACAATGCATTGCATATATATGCTGCAGAAGATGCTTATCCTATTGGAACAAAAATGAAATTTGTTCCGAAAGATCCTAAATATAACGTAGATCTGGACAGATGTAAAGATGTTTCTTATGACTCTGGTGTATTTACTATAACTGGACCGTCTCCGACAGTTGCTACAAAAGAAAATAAATCTAAAGTTACAGTCAATGCCACTTGTGGTATAGACGATGAGATTCTTTTATTTAAGTCAAAATCTTCTGGTGAGCAACCGATCGATATTGAGACTGAAAATGAATTTGATATAGGAACTAAACTATATCTTAAGCTTCATAAATATGTAAAAATAGATACTGATCAATCATCCGGCATAGAGTTAGTTGGAGAAGAAGATGGATTTATTGTCTATAAACTGACTGAAGCAGAGGCGAAATTTACCACCGATTTAAAAGATGATGTCTTTGAAATAATGATTACTATTTCAGAATCTGGTAGTGCTGAAGTATTTAGAGAAAACGAAACAGATAAAATAGAATCGGGTGACTATATAGCGAAAGACGAAAAAGTCGTAATTAAAGTCACTGACGCAAAATATGTACCCATAATTAATGAGTTAGATGAACTCTCTCATATAGATAATACCTATAAGTATAACGTTACTGGAAACGGTAATCCGTCTATATTAGTAGAAGATCATACTCCAATTGTTATTGATTCGAATTATCCAGAAGCTCTTAAAGTTATGGATGAATATGGAGCTATAGAATTAACCCTTCCAAACAGTACAAAATATAACTTTAGCAGTTTAAGCAAAGCGATTAGGGTTAGTTTAAAAGGCGGTTTTGATCCATCCATTTATTCGTTTACAGTAGATGGAGCCACAGCTACAGGATTGGATAATATTTACCAATTCAATAATCCGCTTCCTACAAAAGTAATGATTAATGTATCTTCTACTAAAATCAAGTTAAAGATTATACGTGATGATGCGAATCAAGTCAGAGTCTTTAACGAATCTCGTTTAGTTGAGTATAATGATGGAGATGAAGTAACGTTAGAATCGAAATTATACATTCAACTTCACTCTGGATATTCTTTAGACATGACTAAGAGTAAAGATATAGAAGCTGTAGATACTAGCACGTACCTATATAAAGTTTCTGGAAATTTCCCAACAATAGCTGTTAAAGAAGAATTGGCTGTCTTTAAAATTCCGGACGAAGATCATGTTAGAGTTCGTAGATATGATAATAACGTCCAAATAAATAATGGAGATACTTTAAGAATAGGTACCGCATTTACTGTTACCTTCCCTAATAAATATAAATTAAAAGGTGGTAAAATTAAAGGCGCTAAGAAAGAATATTCTTTAGAAAATGTTTATTATGCTATGGAGCATGAAGTTGAAGTCATTATTGAAGAGCGACCTTTTGCTACTATAAACGTTACTTCTTCCTTACCCTATACGTTAAAAGCTTTAACACCATCAGTAAAGCCAATAACTTCTTTGCCAAATTCAGATACTTTAAGAGTAGATGATAAATTTAGTATAGAATTCAACAATGAAGATGACCGTACTAGCAATAAATTTGTAGTTACAGGAGCAATTCCAAGTATTACAAAAATAAATGGTGAATCTATAAAATGCTTCCTTGTAACTGAAACGACTGTTAATGCAGAAGCTAAACCGAAAGTAGTAACGTTTACTAATCATAATGAAGATGTTTACAAAGTAACAAAATTCCCTGAAGGGGACTTAATACCAACCGGATATACTGGTTTAAAAATAGGGCAGAAGATAAAAATAGAACTGTTGGATGATGGGTATCAATTGAATATTCTTGGATTAGAAAGGCTTGATAGCGAATATCCTAATGACCCAATATATAAGATAACAGGCGAGCAAGTAGATATTTTTGGTATTCCATTTCCTTTTGTTACGGTTAATAATGCAAATCCAGACATAATAGCTATAAGTAAGAAAAACGATATATCAAAAGCTATTACAACATATCCTAATACTGATACAATACGTCGAGGTTCTTCATTCTATATATTCTTTAAGCCACCATATAGTGAAAGCACTCATACCTTAAAAGTAGAAGGTGCTACTTTAGATAATAATCGCTATGTGGCTTATGACGATATATACGTTTCAGCAACTGCCATTCCATCTAAACTTAAATTAGAAGGTGAATTTGCAGGACTTAAAGTGACTGCAGAATCTGATGGTAGAGAACTTCATGATGGAGATACATCTATTCATAAGGGAGACTTAATTAAGTTAACCTTCCAGCCTAACTATATGCTCGATGGAGCTGTAATAGGAGCTGAATTAACGGATGCTATGAACAATATCTATAAAATTACTGAAGAATTAGTTACTATTAAAGTAAAATGTAAAGTTAAACTAAAAATTGTAACCCATCAGACACCTCCAGAAGTTACTGTTATGGATCCTACACATATGACAACGTATCATAATGATGATGAGATAGAAGTAGGATCTAAGATTGCTATTCTTCCTAAATCAGGATTCGCAGTTGATTCAGCTAAGATTGTTGATATTGAACTTGTTGATACTGATCAGTCTATCTATAAGATTACTGGTCTTCATCCTACAGTAGAATGTAAACAAGTCAATGCTATCATTCATATTCCTGATGAAGCTCATGTTGACGTGTTTACTGTTCCTGGAAATGAGCAGATTCACGATAATGATGCAACTCAGCGACTCAATAATCAACTTAAGGTTATTCCTAAATATCCATACAAGCTCAAGAACAATGCGATTACTGGTATGGAAGTTGTAGATGCAGATAATGGTATCTATAAGATTACAGAATATACTGTAACTATTGAATTGGAAGAACTTGAGTTTGCTTCTATTGATACATTACCTGCTGATATATTCAAAGTCAAAACAGTAAGAACTCCGATTCAGGAAATAACAACTTTCCCGAATAATAATACTCTTCGTATTACAGACAAATTCACTCTTGAATTTAAGAATTCTGATGATGGAATTAAGTACGATGTAGGAGTCACTGGTGCTACTTTAGTATCTGGAAATACTTATCGGGTTGAATCAAATATTGTAAGTATTACTGCTGAAGATAAACAGGTTACTGTTCATATTCATAATTCGACTCACGTTACAGTAACTAAGCATCCATCTAATACTCCTGTAGTAGATGGAGATACAACTGTAAAGATACTGGATATTCTTAAGATTATACCTGAAGAAGGTTATAAGGTAAGTACAACTACTGGTTTGGAAGCAGACCCTCTCAATGAAAATTGTTATAAGGTTAAAGAGACCAATGTAGTTATTGACGTTGAGTCCTATCCGTTTATTACTATCAATAATCAGAATACAGATGTATTGGCTGTTTGTACAACAAATAATATATCTACTGCAATTAGCACATTCCCGAATTCTGATACGATTAGAAAGACCGCTTCGTTCTATATTCTTTATAAAGGATCTAATAACACAACCACACACAGCATCGTTGTTACTGGTGCTACATTAGTATCTGGAAATAAATATATAGCAACAGAAGATAGTGTTGAAGTCAAAGCTGTACCTAAGTTTACTCCATCTAAGATTAATATCTCTGGAGAAACTACAGGAGTTACAGTCAAAGCTGTTGATGATGGTAGAGAGTTACATGATGGAGATACTTCTGTCAAAGTAGATGATAAGATTACTGTTGTGCTTAAACCGACCTATAAGTTTGAAGTGCCTATAACTGGAGTAGAAGCAACAGGAAACAGTAATGAATATAAAATTACCGATACAGAAGTAACCATTAAAGTTAAGCTAATCCAATTTGTAACAATAGATAATGAGTCTCCAACTATAATCACAGTTAAGACGATAGATCCGGAAGAAGAGATCACGACATTCCCATGTACTGATAAACTCCAGGATGGACAGTCGTTTAGCGTTACATTTAAGAATCCTGCTGATGCTGCTCAGTATACGCTATCTGTTATTGGTGCAAACCATATGACTGGAGATCAGTATATTCCTACAGCTAATTCAGTTACTATTAAAGCAGTTCGTAAAGTCGTTATCCATATTCCCGACGAAACCCATGTTCAAGTAACTAAGGTTCCGGAAAATACTCAGATTCATAATAACGATAATACGTTAGCTATTAACGATCAGATTAAGATTGTAGCTATTCCGAAATGGGAATACAAACTTAAGCCTGTAGTTGGCGCTACTGTAGTAGATGTAGATAATGGTATCTATAAAATTACAGCAGTGGATGTTACCATCGAAGCCGAATCAGTACCGTTTATTACTATCAACAATGATAATCAGGATATTGTAGCTGTCTATACTAAACCAGGAAATGGCGGGGGGATTACAACCTTCCCCTGGTTGGGGAAAAATTATTATAAAC